TTCTTCATATAAGTAATCAATAATGGCTAAAACCAATTACCTAGAGATGCTCAATTCTATCGAGCCAGAAGAAAACCAGGCTAAGCCAGGCCCCCATGAACGAGTAATTTTTATAGATGGCCTTAACCTGTTTTTGAGAAACTTTGCTATATTAAATTTTGTAAATGAAAGTGGTAATCATATAGGAGGCTTAGCAGGTTTTCTTCGTTCTCTAGGTTCCCTTATTAATCAAATTCAACCAACAGCAGTTTATGTTATATTTGATGGGATAGGTGCCTCTACTAATAGGAGGTACCTACTCCCTGAATATAAAACAGGTCGAAATATAAATAGAATTACAAATTGGGATGTATTTGAAAGCATTGATGATGAAAACGATGCTAAAGTAGATCAAATTATTAGGCTTATCCAATATCTAAAATGTCTCCCTGTTAAAGTAGTTTCTATAGATAAAGTAGAAGCAGATGATATTATAGCGTATATGTCTAAAGACATGGCAAAACGTTTTAATACAAAATCATATATTGTTTCTAGTGACCGGGATTTCCTTCAATTAATAGATGATAACATAATAGTTTATCGTCCTATAGAACGGGAATTTTATGACGTTAATACTGTAAAAGAAAAATTTGGTATAGTCCCTCAAAACTTTATTCACTATAAAGTATTAGTGGGTGATGCTTCAGATAAAGTACCTGGTGTAAAGGGACTAGGAAAAGCAGGAGTGCTTAAACGATTCCCTGAGTTAGCAGAAGAGATTTTACCTTTTGATAAATTGTTTGAATTAAGTGAACAAAAACTTAAAGAAAGTGTAGTGTATGCTAGAATTATCCATGATTGGGATAGACTATTAAATACTAAAAAAATTATGGATTTAAGTCTACCTATGGTATCTGATGAAGAAAAGGAATATCTTTCTCAATTACCTTTGGAACCCTTAAATGAACTTCGTATTTTGGAGTTCATGAGTTTATATAATGAAGATGGATTAAATCACATTATTAAACATACTGAATTTTGGCTTAAAGATACATTTACTAAATTAACATACTAAAATCGTGACGCTTTCTACTTTAGACAAATACGGGACTTCTTTTCAAGTTAAAGTAATTTCTTCACTTTTAACTCATAAAGAATTCCTCCAAAATATAAATGATATTTTATCACCTGAATATTTTAGTAATCAGGCTCATTCTTGGATTATAAATCAAATTTTAGATTACTACGAAAAATATCATACTACTCCTACAATGGAGGTGTTAAAAGTAGAAATGAAAAAAGTATCTAATGAGGTACTTCAACTTTCTATTAAAGAACAACTTCGAGAAGCATATCAAACTTCTGATGAAGATTTAAAATATGTAGAAGAAGAGTTTGCTAATTTTTGTAAAAACCAACAATTAAAAAAAGCACTATTAAACTCAGTAGATTTGCTCAATTCTGGGGATTTTGAATCTATTAGAGGATTGATTGATAGTGCTTTAAAAGCAGGTGCAGAAAAAAATATAGGCCATGAATATAGTAAAGACACTGAAAACCGTTACAGAGAAGAGTCAAGAAAAATTGTACCTACTCCTTGGGACAAATTTAATGAACTTATGCAAGGGGGGATTGGCAATGGAGACTTTGGTCTTATATTTGGTAATCCTGGAGGAGGTAAGTCGTGGACTATGGTTGCAATTGCGGGTTATGCCGTAAAGTTAGGTTATAATGTAGTTTACTATACTTTAGAACTTGGCGAAGATTATGTGGGACGACGATTTGATGCTTATTTTACAGGCCATTCAGTAGATACATTATTTAACCATAGAAAAGATATCAACGATATAGTTGAGCAACTCCCCGGTCAACTTATCATTAAAGAATATGCCCCAGGACAAGCTACTGTAAATACACTTCGTTCTCATATCCAGAAATGTTCTGACTTAAACTTTAAGCCAGACCTAGTTGTTATTGATTATGTAGATCTTCTTTCTTCAAGAAAACGAGTTCAAGACCGTAAAGGAGAGATAGATGATATTTATTTGAGTACTAAAGGACTTGCTAAAGAATTACAAATCCCAGTCTGGTCAGTTTCTCAAGTAAACAGAGCAGGAGCTAAGGATGATGTAATTGAAGGTGATAAGGCAGCTGGTAGCTATGATAAAATTATGGTTACTGACATAGCAATATCTCTTTCACGCAAGAAGGAAGATAAAGTTAATGGCACTGGTAGATTTCACATTATGAAAAATAGATATGGGATGGATGGTATGACATTCTCGGCAAAAATAGACACATCTACAGGCCATTTTGAGGTTACGGATCACCATTTTGATGGTGATGAAACTCCTCCTTCTAATAAGTTTGCAAGCAATGCAAATTTTAATAGCTTAGACCGAGAACTTTTAGCACAACAATTTTTTCAACTAAATTCCTAAAACACAACAACAAAATGGCAAAAAGTAACCTTTTGCAGGAGAGAATTGTCTACAAACCCTTTGAATACCCCGAGGCATATGACTATTGGCTTAAACAACAACAAGCACATTGGCTTCACACTGAAGTTCCAATGATGGGAGATATAAATGACTGGAAACAAAATTTAACAGAAACAGAAAAAAATATAGTAGGTTCTATTTTAAAAGGTTTTGCTCAAACCGAAACAATTGTAAATGATTATTGGAGTGGTCTTGTAACTAAATGGTTCCGTAAACCTGAAGTTATTATGATGGCTACTACGTTTGGAGCATTTGAAACCATACACGCTGAAGCATATTCTTTATTAAATGAAACACTCGGACTTGACGACTTTTCGGAGTTTCTCGAAGATGAAACTACGATGGCTAAAATTGAAAACCTTATGTCTACTAGGGATGGTCTTAATGGTGAGGAAGATTTGCAACATATCGCTAAGTCTCTCGCTATCTTCTCGGCGTTTACCGAAGGGGTTAATTTATTCTCTTCGTTTGCCATCTTATTATCTTTCAAGATGCGAAATAAGCTTAAGGGGGTTGGTCAAATTGTTGAATGGTCTATTAGAGATGAATCAATGCACTCCGAAGCGGGATGTTGGTTATTTAGAACACTTATCAAGGAAAACCCTAAGCTCAAGACTCCGGAGCTCAAAACCGCAATAAACGAAGCTGCACTGTTATCTCTAAAACTTGAGCTTGATTTTATTGATAAAGTTTATGAGTTAGGAGATTTAGAAGGATGTCCTAAATATGATCTTCAAAACTTCATTAAAAATAGAGTTAATACCAAACTGAGCGACTTAGGATACCCAGCAATTGTTGATGATATAGATTTAACTGCTGTTGATAGAATGAAATGGTTTGATGCTTTATCAGCAGGTAAACAACATACAGATTTCTTTGCTTCAAGAGTAACTAATTATTCTAAAGGGCACTTGACTTGGGATGAGTCAATATTTTAAAAATATTTATAAACATAACTAAAAAGTTAATAAAATGAAAAAAGAACAAATTTTAGGTATAATTAGACATACTTTAACCTTTGTAGGTGGTGTTTTAATCACTAAAGGTGTTATTGATGAAGCTTCTTTTGTAGAAATTTCGGGTGCTCTTTTAACTCTAATTGGAACAGTTTGGTCCGTAGTAAATAAAAATTCTTAAGAATAATTAATTTAAAATATGGACAATAATTTAATATCCAATGTTCAAGATTGGGTAAGAGGGAAAGATTATCCTGAGTGGATGGATGAAATTTCTCTTTCTACCATATCTAAAGGTTATCTCCTCCCTGGAGAAACACCTAAAAAAGCATACCGCAGAGTATCAAAAGCAATAGCTGAACGAGTTAACAGACCAGATCTAGAAGCTAAATTCTTTAAATACATTTGGAACGGGTGGTTAGGACTAGCTAGTCCTGTTCTTTCAAATACTGGCACAGATCGTGGTCTTCCTATTTCTTGTTTTGGTATTGATACCCCTGACTCAATTAGAGGTATTGGTTTGACTAACGCTGAGTTAATGAAACTAACTGCTTTAGGAGGTGGGGTAGGAGTTAGTGTTTCCCGTATTAGACCTAGAGGAACTGAAATAACGGGTAATGGTAAATCCGAGGGTGTAGTTCCTTGGTGTAAAATTTATGATTCATCTATTATAGCTACTAACCAAGGCTCAGTCAGAAGAGGAGCAGCCTCGGTTAACTTAGACATCAACCACCCAGATATTAAAGAGTTTCTCCAAATTAGACGCCCTAAAGGAGATCCAAATAGACAATGTCTTAATCTCCATCAATGTGTAGTTGTAGATGATAGTTTTATGAGACGTTTAGGAGAAAGAGATAGTGAAGCTATGTCTACTTGGTTAGAAATTCTTAAAACTAGAGTAGAGACAGGTGAGCCTTACATTATGTTTAAAGATAATGTAAATAAGGCTAATCCATTAGCTTACGCTATGAATAATTTGGATGTTACTATGACTAATATCTGTACTGAAATCACACTCCACACAGATGAAGAACATTCATTTATTTGCTGCCTTTCATCAATTAATTTAGCTAAATATGATGAATGGAAAGATACTGATTTGATTGAAATTTCAATTAGATTCTTAGATGGAGTTATGCAAGAGTTTATAGATAAGAGTAATGGTAAAGATTCACTTATTAGAACTCATAGACATGCTAAAAAAGGTAGAGCACTTGGTTTAGGTGTAATGGGTTGGCATACATTCCTTCAACAAAAGAATTTACCGTTTAATTCAATTGCTTCAACAGCTTGGACTCATACCATTTTTAGTGATATTAGACAGAAAGCTGAGGCTACTTCACGCCAATTAGCAGTGGAATACGGTGAACCTGTTTGGTGTAAAGGAACAGGTATGAGAAATACCCACTTGTTAGCTATAGCACCTACAGTATCTAACTCAAGAATCTCAGACTGTTCAGCGGGCATTGAACCAATCCCCGCTAATGTTTATACTTTTAATGGAGCTAAAGGAACATTTATTGTTAAAAATAAAATTCTTGAGAAATTGTTAGAAGAAAAAGGACATAACACAAGTAAAGTTTGGGATCAAATCTTAGCTGATAAAGGTTCAGTCCAAAATTTATCTGATAGTATTCTTTCACCTGACGAAAAAGAAGTATTCTTAACTTTTAGTGAGGTTAATCAATTTGAACTTGTTAAACAGGCTGCTATTAGACAAAAATATATTGACCAAACACAATCACTTAACCTAAGTTTTGACCCAACAGACTCACCTAAGTGGATTAATCAGGTTCATATGGAAGCTTGGAAATTAGGAGTTAAAACATTATATTACTTACGTACTGATAGTGTGATTAAAGGAGATTTAGGATCTAGAACGGCAGATTGTTTAAGCTGTGATGGGTAAATATTTATAAACATGCCCAAATTAAAAGATTTAATATTAGAAATGTTATTTTCTTATAAAGTAACAGCATATATTGTTACTTCTTCTGAAATTAACATTACTGATATACTTGATAGGATCAGAGCTACTAAACAAATTACGGTGGTTAACACTTTACCTTCGGATTCTTTAGACAAAAGAAATACATCTAGAAATGATGGGAAAGAAGAACATTTAATTGAAATTAAATTTTTATCTGCTAACCCTCCATCAGATTTAGATATGTTTAAAAAATCAATGACTATTTTAGATAAAGAAGATACTACTAAAAAAATTCAAGGGCTTCAAACTATTAAGTTTTTACAAGATACTTTAACAAAGATTTAAATATTTATCCAAGGAATGAAGGGTTGTAAGCTAAAATCTTGTGTCACCGATTTAACATTTTACATGAAAACTAATTTGCTTACAATTATACTCTTGTCAATATCTACTACTTTCTCCTTTATTTGTTCCTATTTTTGGAACTTAACTCTTGATAATGCCGAACAATATATGGCATTAGTAGGGGTCTTATTTGTAGATGGATTCTTTGGAATTTGGGCAGGAACTAAACGTGAAGGATTTAAAACTTACAAAGCTTTAAAAGTTCTTAAATCTCTTTTCTTTTGGATAATCCTTTTAACCACAGTATTAAGCATTGAATCTGCTTTTCCTGGAACTGGGTGGTTAAGTGAAACAATAACCATTCCTTTCCTCCTTTTCCAATTAACTAGTATTTTAAAAAATGCTTCTATGTTGGATTTAATCCCCTCAGATCTGCTAAAGAATGCTTTAGAAAAAATAGATCAACACAAAAATATTAATCCTGAAGATTAAAAGCAAATTTAAAAAAATTAGGCTTGGCTTTTGCCAAGCCTTTTTTTATCTTTATGATATGAATCACTCAATTGAGTTTGTTGAAAAAGAGTTATCTAAACTCCAAAAAATCAATTATAACCAATTTTTTTGGTGGAGGAGGTGGTCAGTTAAAAATAAACCCCTTCCTAAAAATTCTCCCCTGATGGATAAAATTAAAAATGGTGACTATAATTTTAGTCCCTATTTTTGGCAATTGCAGTATTGTGATTGGGAAATCGAACAAAAGCGACTAAAATATTTAGGAGACATTGAACGTTTTTGTGAAGAAACAACTATGGATTTTCAACGTCGTAAGAGACTACGTGAAGATCACGAAAAATATGAAACAGAAAATTTGGCTCAATTAAAAAAAGATTTTGTTTCTACATTTCGTATGACTAAAGAAGATTATGATGATGAAGTAATTAAGGTTGGAGGGACGGTAGAGGATTTTTATAATCACTGTGAAATGAGATATAGAAAATATAATCGTCCTGACAATATGCCAAAAAGAGGTCGTCCTCCTAAAAATAAAATTAAATGAAAATATCACACGAAGTACCCATAGCTTATTTAAAAGCAAGTATGTGGTTTAATGATTATGACTATCTATTACCCCACCTTTATGACCAATTCCCAGAATATAAAGAATATTTCCAGGAAAGTAAGGGTGTAAGGTATATAGTAATGGATAATTCTCTTCATGAATTAGGTGTGCCATATTCTAAGGGTAGACTTCTTTCTATTATTGAAGAGGTCCAACCAAATGAATTTATAGTCCCCGATGAATGGGAAAATGCTATCTATTCTATGCGTAATGCTAAAGAATGGAGTTACATCGAACTACCAGAAAATGTAAAAAAAGTAGCTGTAGTTCAAGGTAAATCGTTTGCTGAAATTGTTAAATGTTATCAAACCTATAAATGGTTAGGTTATACAAAGATAGCATTTAGTTATGGGGCTAATTATTATAAAGAAATGTTCCCCCATCCTAATGTTAATATTAGTAAAGCATTAGGTCGTCAATTGGTTATTGTTAAAATGATTGAGATGGGATTAATTGGAGAAACAGATGAAATTCATCTTTTAGGTTGTTCTATTCCACAAGAATTTTTATATTATAATGGAATACAACAAATTAAAACTATAGATACTTCAAATCCTATTATGGCT